GCCTTGATACCCCACCCGGCCTCGATACCACTCCCGGCCTCGATACCCTCCCCGGCCTTGATACCCCACCCGGCCTTGATACCCCACCCGGCCTTGATACCACTCCCGGCCTCGATACCACTCCCGGCCTTGATACCACTCCCGGCCTCGATACCACTCCCGGCCTCGATACCCTCCCCGGCCTCGATACCCTCCCCGGCCTTGATACCCCACCCGGCCTCGATACCACTCCCGGCCTCGATACCCTCCCCGGCCTCGATACCCTCCCCGGCCTTGATACCACTCCCGGCCTTGATACCACTCCCGGCCTCGATACCACTCCCGGCCTCGATACCCCTCCCGGCCTTCAGCGCACCAGTAACCTGCACTCCAGCCTTGACAATAAGGCTCCCCGCAGCAAAGAAGTGCTTACAGTTGGCGATGGCCTCAACCTTGAGAACATATCCGGCGGTCGCTCCGACGCGACTCATCAACCAATCGGCGTCGCCGGGGCGGTCGTCCTCAGCCAGCGCATTGAGGACAGTTTGGTATTCCGACTTGCCGGTTGGGAACCTACGCAGGAACCACTCGTAGCCATCTCGGCAAGCGTCCCACCCTTTTAGCATTTCCTTGGTAATCGTAATCATGGCTTGAACCTTTCTTTAGTTGTTTGAGTTGGTGCGGGATGCACCCCTGAGGCCGCTCCGGGAGGAACGACCTCTAGGCTGCACTCAGATCAACGCAGGTTGCTTCTGTTCCAAGGCGTCTGCCTTACTCAGCATCACCTCTTTGGTCTTCGGGCTCAATGGGAAGGACATAGCCACCCTTGCCGTCTTGCCCCCTCGCACCGCACCAGCCTTGCCGAGGAACAAGAAGCCCCAGTCAGGTTTGCGATAGACCCAGTACCGCTCGCTCCTGGTTTCAATTCGCTTGAACCCCATGGCCTCCGCCCCCACTGCATACCGCTCGCGTAGATTGGCAGCCACGGTCAGTGCCTCACGCGAAGGATTTGGAAATGGATCGCAAGAGCGTCTTCTCCCCAGATGTCCAATGCTGTGTCGAGGAGGTCGTCGATCGTCTCGAACAAGTGCGCCCGCTCGCTTGTTGGGGCGAAGACTTGGTGTTCGATTGATACGAGGAAGCCTTGTGCGACATGCCTTAAAACAAAACCTTGCGCTAGGTCAGTCATGGTCGATGCTCCTTTGCGGTGTCGGACTCAGGGAACTCCTCGAAGTAGAGGCGGTAGATCACTTTCATTGCACCAGTGTGAATGTAGCCGTCCCCATCGCGGCGCCCCTCATCAATACGTCGGCGCAGTTCCTCCTTGCCGAGTTTGGCCTCGAGGGCACCAATCATTTCTGTTGTGCTAGGCATTAGCGATACCTCCGGGCGCTGCCGTTGACACTGATCGAGATGTCCATGTTTTCGACGACGCTCTCCACTGCACCGCTGAAGTCGTCGGATTCGACGATCGCATTTATATCCAGGCACGAGACAATGCCGTCCTTCAGCCCCTCAATGATTGCCTCCTGCCGATGGACGACGGCAGCGACCACCGCTTCGTCGAACTCCTCGTGGTCAGGCAGGACCAATCCTTGCAGTTTCTTTTCCAGCAGTCGGTCGACCATCACTTCCAGCTTCGGCATCAGCAGCGCGGTCAGCGCAGACACTAGGATCTCGGTCTCGAGGGAGACAAGCGGTTGTTGGGCGGGCACGGCTTTCACAGGCTCAGCAACAGCCTGGTCAGCTGCAACAGGGGACTCGAGGTTGGTATTGGTGTTGGTGTTTTCCATGGTATGCTCCTTAGAGGATGGCTTGCTTGCGGATGTTCTTTTCGGTGCAGACGGCCAGTTCCTTCCGGCCACTGCTCTTCGCGTCTTCCTTGTCGTCGCTGTGGTAGCTGCTGACAATCTTGTTGTTCGCCTTGCAGCGCACTTGGGCGATGTACTCGTTCCATTCGCTGTCGCGGTAGACCTTGAGTTCGTGAGTGGCAGTGAAGTCGCCGTCGATGAGTTTCCGTGTCATGATGTTGCTCCTAAGTTATTGGATGGGTGGATGCACGACAGGCGGTACATTGTTATATGCCGCCTGCACTGCATCCGCAGTGTCTTTCGTTGTTTCCCTACTCGTCCTGCAGACTAGGTACTCGGGGAGGTCTCCCTATTCGCTAGTCTGCAGGCTTCTGCAGGTGCGCCGTTGCTGGTCGGCGGCCTGGAGGCATAAGTGTCACTCATGTGGTGGGTGGTTCAACTGGTATCTTGCGACCACATGCCTCAGCCTTCAAGCAGGCCGAGCATAGTCCTCTTCAGTTGCGACCGAGTTCAACGGCATGCGACTTGGAAGTCCCTTGTTGGCGTCCTCATCACGAGGGGCTCGGGGGCCTAGTGCATCTATGCTCGGTAGTTAGCTATTAGGGACTTGACTTTTAACTAACCTACGACTACATCCTAACTACCTTACGGCCTATTGTAGATACTTTCGGGAAACTGGTCAAGACTTGGGAAAAACACGGGCAACCGGTTTTTCTGGAGTATCTGCAACCGCCGCAAACGGTGGCCAGGTCGTTGACGTGGTCTCGGTCAGCGCCCTATTACTGCCCCTGCTTATGGTAATCATCACTTAAGGAACAGACCAATATGGACAGACCACGCCTCAAGATCAAGCCTCCGATTGAGCAGCGGATCAAACTGCGAACCGCTGACCCCGGCGGCCACACCCCTACAGACTATCAGCGTTGGCAGGTGCGCCAGATGTCTGCCTTCGGAATCCCCCAACCCATCATGTCCTCAATCATAGGCATCGGTGAGGTCACCCTTCGCGACAAGTACCGCCAGGAGTTGGACACCGGGGCGTCCTTGGCCACTATCAAGGTCGCTCAGCGGCTGTACGATGTGGCGACCAAGTCCCAAGGCCGTGAAGCAATCACAGCAATGATCTTTTGGCTTAAGACGCGAGCAGGGTGGAAGGAGAATTCTCAAGTGGAACTCACAGGGGCAAATAGTGGACCTATCGAAACTGTTGGAGCAGTGCAGCTCAATGACGAAGAGCGATTTGTCAGAGTTCTTCAACTCATTAACGCTAAGCGAGCAGCTGGAGCTGGACAGCTTACTGAGTAGCGTTACCGCTGCCTGGGCCCCACTTCCCGGCCCGCAGACCTTAGCCTACCACAGCCCAGCCGACTTCCTCTTCTACGGGGGGGCGGCCGGCGGCGGCAAGACTGACCTGTTACTAGGCTTGGCCTTAGTCCATTACCGTGCTCTGATCTTTCGTCGGGTCTTCCCTTCCCTGCGAGCAATCATTGAGCGCAGTCGTGCCCTGTACCAGCGGGACGGGACAGACGCCAAGAGGGACTCATTCAATGAATCCCGCTTCTGTTGGCGGTTCAAAGATGGCCGCACCATCCGCTTCGGCTCAATTCAGCACGAGAAGAATGTCTTAGACTGGCAAGGTCAGCCACACGACTTCTATGGCTTCGACGAGATCACAGAATTCACGGAGTATATGGTCAGGTATGTCACGGCCTGGAATAGACCACTGCGCCAAGACGTTAAGGTCAGGTGCCGCATTGTAGGCACCGGCAACCCGCCCACGACCAAGGACGGGGAATGGGTCCTGGATTTCTTCGGACCGTGGCTGAGGGATGACCACCCTAACCCGGCCGTGCTAGGCGAACTTCGCTACTTCTCGAACATCGATGGCAAGGATGTGGAGGTCGACAGTCCCGAGCCGTTCATGAGGAAGGGAGAACTGATCGTCCCCAAGTCCCGCACGTTCATTCCTGCGAGCATTGAGGACAACCCATACCTGATACAGGCCGGCTACAAAGCGCAGCTACAGGCCTTGCCCGAGCCCCTCCGCAGTAAGCTGCTCTATGGCGACTTCAAGGCCGGCATCAAAGAGGACAGTTGGCAGCTGATTCCCAGCGCTTGGGTAAAGGCAGCACAGGCCAGGTGGAAAGAAAGGCCAGTCCCACCCGAGCCGGTCAACCAAGTGGGGGCAGACATTGCACGAGGAGGCAACGACCGCCTTGTGCTCTCCCCACGAACTGGAAACTACTTTCATGAGCAGCACATCCACCCTGGCGTAACGGTCGAGGACGGCAACAAAGCCGCGACCTTGATCGTCCAATTGAGGACACCACTGAATCCCACAGGCAAGCCGCTGAACATTCAACCAGGCACGATCGTGGCCATCGACGCAATCGGCGTGGGCTCTTCCCCCTACGACATTCTCAAGGCAGGCGGCTTTGCAGTAATGAAGCTCATAGCCTCGGAGGCCAGTGACGCCAGGGATAAGACGGGCATGTTCGGCTTCTACAACAAGAGGTCAGAGTGGATGTGGAAGTTTAGAGAAGCCTTAGACCCCGAGTCCGGCCTTGACCTAGCGCTACCGAACGACAAGGAACTGTTAATTGACCTATGCGCTGCGAAGTTCGAGCTGACAGCCAGGGGCATCAAGGTCGAGTCCAAAGACGAAATCAAGGCCAGGCTCCTGAGGTCACCTGACAAGGGCGACAGCATGGTCTACGCCTATGCAGTATCCACGATGCCTGGCCAAGGCCTGTTCGACTACATGAAGAAGCAGTATGCAGAGCACAAACAGAAAGAGGAAGAAGAGGAACGACGAAAGAAAGGAGAGTAGACCAAATGTATTACCGCATTAACGAGAAAGTGTTTTTCGTGTTGCCAACTATGGCTATTGGCCTAGATGAAGATGGCCTGTGGTTCGTAGAGATAGCGTGGCTCAACATAGCAGTAGGCATAGCGTAGTAGCTACCCATGCGCTGACAGTCATTAGTACCTAGGCCACTCTGCCATTGCCTAAAACTTGACCAGTAGATTAGACCAGTAGGATCAATCAATACTTCTACCTTGGAATTCCACTTGTAGTAGACCTCTTAATTAGGAGAAATGAAATGGCCTTTGGCGATGTGCTCCCCAGCGGTGTAGTTGACCAGACTCCGATCCTCACTGTCCAGACTGTGAATGACCTCCCCGATCCTACGAAGTTCGTTGGCCTGTATTTAGTGATCTCCCCCCTTACGCTCTACCACAGTAATGGAACAGTGTGGTCAGCAGTAGCGAGTGGTGTGGATTGGCCTACCCTCGAACCAATCCTCCTTGCGAACGGCTACCAGAAGAACGCAGCCAACGGCGTCGCTGGCCTAAATGCAGATGGTAACATGCAGGCCGTCGTAGTGCATCGCACCGGAACGCTGGCCGACCTCATGTCCTTGGTCGCACCACAGGGGGAAATTGCGATGGCGACGGACGGCGTGAATGCCGGTCAGCTGGTGTCTGTACTAGCTGCCGGAGCAAAGGTCGTCACAGGTATGCAGGTAGCAAGTGGGATTGATACCACCACATTGTTCTGGTCGAACTCAAACACCGCCAAGAACATCGCGGTGACTGGCCTCGGCTTTGCGCCAAAGCTGGTAATTGTTCTGGCTGGTGATATTGGTGGCAGCCTCGGGTGGTCGCTTTCGTTCATCGCAGGAGGGGCAGTGGACGGCATCTGTACCGCGTTAGGAATGACCGTCCCTGCGTCTGTAAGACTTGATGGCGCAGCAATCGTTGTTCCGGTCACCGCTGATAGTTTTGCAGTAGACGACTTCACGGCATCACTGACCTCCGATGGTTTCTTGATCAACAATATCACGCCTGGCACTATGGTCACCAGCGGCGTCATCGTTCGCTGGTGGGCTTTCGCATAATGGTCATCCAATGGCAAACAGGCGCAGCACAGGTCGCCGGCCCTACCCCGGATCGCGATTTCGTTGTCTCTGTGGTCGAGACCCCGCCTGCTGATGGCGGCACGACTTCGACGCTGGTCACAAATGATGTGACCTGGGATACGCAGATCATGGCCGCTTCGGACAACAACTTCAAGATCGAGACTCCGGGAGCAACATTCGAGAGTGAAACCCCTGCGGTCGCTTCGGTCGATGCTCAGCGGAACCTAAAGGAGAAGCGCATGTGGTGGTCACTATACCGATTGCTGGAGCCCATCATCGCTGTTGTGTTCCTCGTGCTGTTTCTCCCAGTTCTGATCTACTGGCTGGCCGAGGACTTCATCCGCAAGCATTTCACCCCTACCACTACCCCAGGAGCAACTGATGGCGATCGATCGTAAGACACCAGGCCAGTCTGGCCGCGAGACCAAGGGCTTTGCAGTGCCGGAGGGGACGGTGGCGCGGGTAACAGGAGTGACCTGGTCAGCGAAGTCGGGAGACATGACCAACAGTTGGTTTGGGCCAGGTCAGTCGCTCTCGCCGATTGCCCCTCCTCAGGTCGCCGGTCGTCGCTTCGACTATCCCACCTTCTACAATACGACGCTCTCCCCGCGCGCCTATGAGGGCATCTCCTTCAACCAACTGCGCGGCCTCGCTGACAGCTACGACCTACTGCGCCTAGTCATCGAAACGCGCAAGGATCAGATCGAGTCCTACAGTTGGGACATTCGGGCGAAGAAGGGCAAGAAGGTCGCAGAGGCTACCTTGCAGGCTGCGAAGGAGTTCTTCGAGTCGCCGGACAAGGAGCAGATGTGGAATACCTGGCTGCGCCAACTGCTCGAGGAGATCTTCGTCATCGACACAGTCTGCATCTACCCGCGCATGACGAAAGGCGGTCAACTGTACTCCTTCGAACTGATGGACGGTGCTACAGTGAAGCGGCTGTTGGACGACACCGGTCGCACGCCAATCCCCCCGGAAGCGGCCTACCAGCAAGTGCTCAAAGGCCTACCGGCGGTCGACTACACGAAGGAGGAACTGGTCTACATGATGCGGAACCCGCGTGTCTCCCGCGTCTATGGCCTGTCCCCTGTTGAGCAGATCATCATGACGGTCAACATCGCCCTGCGCCGCCAGGTGCATCAACTGAACTTCTACACGGAGGGGAACATTCCTGAGGCCATTTGCGGCTTGCCGGAGAGCTGGACCACTGACCAGATCGAACAGTTCCAGCTCTATTGGGACACGTTGCTTGAGGGCAACCTCGCGCAACGGCGCCACATGAAGTTCGTCCCCTTCGATCCGAACAAGATCAAATTCACCCAAGAGCAGGCACTCAAGGACATGTACGACGAGTGGCTAGCCAGGGTGGTCTGCTTCGCCTTCTCGATCAGCCCGACGATGCTTGTGAAGGAGACCAACAGGGCAACGGCTGATACCGTGCAAGAGACCGCAATGCAGGAGGGCACTGTCCCACTGCTGAACTTCCTGAAGAAGTTCTTCGACTATCTGCTCACGTTCTACCTCAAGCTGCCGGACGTTGAGTTCGAGTGGGACTTGGCCAAAGACCTCGACCCGCTCAAGCAGGCGCAAGTGGATCAGGTCTATATCAGCGCTAAGGTCATGCTGCCCGAGGAGGTGCGTGAGCGCAACGGCCTACCGCCACTTACTCCTGAGCAACAGGAGAAGCTCAACCCAACACCGCCAGTCGCCCCTGTCGGCAAGATCGATCCTCTTACAGGCCTACCGTACAAGGACCCCGTCCCTCCCCAACACCCTGTCGTACCTCCGCCTGAGGACAAGCCAAAGGACAAGCCAAAGGGCAAGGGAAAGGGCAAGCTGCCTCCTGAAGGAGAAGTGGAGTGAAGACCACCTTGGCAGTCCTGTTAGGGGGCAAGGTCGTGACCAAGCCGGTCGCTAAGGTCGATCTTGCGGCTTTGCTCAGTCGGCCGGTAGCGAAACGCCAATACGACTACTCCGCCCCTGTTGCGAAGTGTTCGTGCGGGGGCCATACCGCCCCTACAGCCGTTTTGAAAGCGGCAGCTGGGTCCAGAGTACGTGACTACGTCGAGCCCCGCTTAAAGGGGCTAAAAACCCCCGTCCATAAACTACTCCAAGCCTGGGGCAAGAAATGGGCGAAGCAGTTGGCTAAAGGCCTCCCCAAACCGGAGAAGGTTGACCTAGGTCTGTTGATCAAGGCCTCGACCAAGACTATCGAACAAATCCTCGATGAGATCGACATGGACGGATTCAGTGTCGCCCTCATGGATGGCGTCAGTCCTGCAATGCGCCAAGCCTTCAAGGACGGCGGCCTGCAAGCCCGCAAGATGGTAGGCCTCGAGAACGATGCCGAAGCGATGGTCGAACTGATGGACGAAGACGCCCTGCGCTTTGCAGTAGACCGCGCCGCCGAGCTAGTCGGCAAGACCAAGGACAAGAAGGGCAAGCTGATCGACAATCCGAATGCGAAGTGGTCTGTCCCTAACACCACACGTGAAGGCCTCCGCAAACTGGTCAGCGACGCAATCGAACAGGGCTGGTCAGCAGGCGACCTGCAAAGCCGCATCCTCGACAGCTTCTTCTTTAGCGATGCACGGGCCGAGATGATCGCCCGTACGGAACTGGCCTTTGCTCATGTGCAGGGCAACCTTGCAGGCTGGAAGGACACAGGGGTGGTCGTAGGCAAGCGGTCAATCCTCGCTGATACTCATCCCTTCGAGGACGTCTGCGATGAGTGCGAGGCCGAGGGCGTAGTTCCTCTGGAGACACCCTTCGCGAGCAGTGGTACCCAAGGCCCACCCTACCACCCGAACTGCTTATGCTCCATCGTGCCTGTACTGGACGATGAAGTTTAGCCCTGGTCGCGTTGACCAGTTTGTAGTTGCCACAATCTTACCCAAGGCGTCTGCCTTCAACCTCTCCATGCCGAAAAGGAGTTACTAAATGAAAGTGTTTGCTCAACTGACCAAGGTGGACGAAGAGAAGCGCCTTGTCTTTGGTCGTGCGGTCGACGAAACCCCTGACCGCTCCGGCGAAGTCTTCGACTACGAATCCTCCGTCCCGTATTTCAAGAGCTGGTCTGACGAAGTGGCCAAGGCCACAGACGGCGCCAGTGTTGGCAACCTCCGCGCAATGCACGGCAAGGTGGCCGCCGGCAAGCTGACCGACATCCAGTTCAACGACGCTGAGAAGTCCATCGACGTGGTCGCCAAAGTGGTCGACGACAACGAGTGGAAGAAAGTGCTCGAGGGCGTCTATACCGGCTTCAGCATCGGCGGCAGCTACGTTGGTAAGCCGAAGGTCGAGAAATTGGCCAACGGGCAGGAAGTGAAGCGCTACACTGCCAAGCCTAGCGAACTGTCCCTTGTCGATCGCCCTTGTGTTCCGACGTCGAGCTTCTTCCAAGTGCAAAAGGCCGACGGCACCACTGCGGAAGTCACCTTCCAGAAGGTCAACGGTACGGAAGAGCCGACCGACGAAAACGAGGAAGACGAGGTCGATACCGATCCGGAGGTCAACAAGACCGACAAGGAGTATCAAGTGGCCGGCAGTGCCGACGATGTGCAGAAGCTGGCCGCGGTCATGGAAGACAACAAGCTGGATGTCGCTTCGGTTGTGAAGATGGTAGAAGTCGGCCTGGCTGCTCAAGCCCAAGCGGTTGTCGACGCTGACCTGTTGAAGCTGGAAGCGAGCGGCGAACTGCGGAAGGGCATGTATGCGGTGTCGCGGCTGGCCGACCTGCTTCAGTCTGTCGGGTACCTGACGGACAGCGTGGTTAGCGAAGAGCAGCGGGAAAACGATTACACCTCGGTTCTGCCGGCGAAGATGAAAGGCCTGTTGTCTGCAATGAGCGACGCGCTCAAGGCGATGGTGGTCGAGGAAGTGGCTGAGATGCTAGGCGAGAAGACTGCCGATCCTTCCCCGCAAGTGTTGGCGATGGCCGACAAGGTCGGCGGCCTCGAGAAGGTCGGTGCCCGCAATGCCAAGGCTGACCAGGAACGCATCCAGAAGATCCTTGACCTCGCAATTGAGCTGGGCGCTACCGTTCCGACCAAGGAAGCTGCCGATGGTGGTGACCTGACCAAGGTCGACGGCGACGCTTTGCAGAAGGCTGTGGATGCTGCGCTGGCGAAGATGGTCGAGCCGTTGCAGAAGACCATCGCCGAGCAGTCGGACAAGATCGCTAAGCTGGAGGCGCAGCCCGCGACTCCGCGTGGTGTGCTGAAAGTCATCGACAAGTCGCAGGACACGGTCGACGGCAAGAGTAAGGAGCCGGAGATGGTTCCGGTCATGAAGAATGGCGAAGTGGATGATGCAGCCACCGCCATCAAGAAGCTGCATCGCTCTGGGGGCCAGCCGTTGGCGTTCGTCACCGGCCGGTCGAACGCAAACTGACCTTCACTTCACCAACCTGCCTATATAGGAGAATCAACCATGTCGGGTAACACCACGCAAGAAACGCTGGACCTCATCAAGAGCTCCCAGCAGACGCCGAATGCGGACCTGGCCAAGGCCTGGACGCAATCGGGAACTGCCACCACTGGCATCACTGCTTACGACCTGGAAGCGCCTTCCAAGAAGCTCTACCCGGTCATCACACCCCTTCGCAATAAGATCCCGCGTATTGTCGGCGGCATGGGCATCCAGGCCAACTGGAAGGCCATCACCGGTATCAACACTGGCAATGTCTCCCCCGGCGTGTCGCAAGGCAATCGTGGTGGCGTGATCGCGACCTCGACTGCGGACTACAATGCCGTCTTCCGCGGCCTCGGTCTGGAAGACTACGTCACCTTCGAAGCGGACATGGCTGCCAAGGGCTTCGAGGATGTCAAGGCGCTGGCTGTCGAAGGCAACCTGCGTTCGCTGATGATCCAGGAAGAAGGCCTGATCGTTGGTGGTAACAGTTCGCTGGCCCTCGGTACCACTCCCACGCCGACGGTCGCTGGCTCGATCACTGGTGGTTCGCTGGCTGCTGCGACCTACAGTGTGATCTGTGTGGCACTGACGCTTCAGGCTTACATGGCGTTCAGTGTCTCCAGCGGCCTCACTGGCCAGATCTCTCGTACCAACGCGGACGGCTCGACGGACACCTATGGTTCGGGTTGCGCTCGCAAGTCGGCCGCCGGTACCGCTGCTGTCGCTTCCGGCACGACTGGTTCGCTGACCGCTTCCGTGGCGCTGGTTCCGGGCGCTGTAGCCTACGCTTGGTACTGGGGCGCTTCCGGGAGCGAATTGCTCGGTGCGATCACCACGATCAACTCTGTGGCGATCACTGCCGCGGCCACCGGTACGCAGAACGCTTCGGCCATGCCGACGACGGACTACAGCCAGAACCTGCTCGTGTTCGATGGCCTGCTCACGCAGATGAACAAGGGTCTGGGCAGCTACGTCTATCAGATGCCTACCGGCACTGCGGGCACTGGTACGCCGCTGACTGCCGACGGCGCTGGTGGCGTGGTCGAGATCGACAATGTCCTGAAGTACCTGTGGGACAACTACCGTCTGTCGCCGACCGCGATCTACGTCAACAGCCGTGAGCAGAAGAACATCAGCAAGAAGATCCTTGCTGGTGCGGCCAACTCCGCGCAGCGCTTCACCTTCAACATTGACCAGGGCATGATTGCTGGTGGTGTGATGGTTCGCAGCTACCTCAACCCGTTCTCCATGAACGGCGCGCAGGAGATCCCGATCCTTCTGCATCCCAACATGCCGGCGGGTACCATCATGTTCTACACGGACGTGCTGCCCTATCCGCTGTCCAACGTGCCGAGCGTGTTGCGGATGGCCATGCGTCGCGACTACTACCAGATCGAGTGGCCGCTCCGTTCGCGGAAGTACGAATACGGCGTCTACTGCGACGGCGTCCTGCAGAACTACTTCCCGCCGGCGTTCGCGCAGATCACCAACATCGCCAACGGCTAAACGGTGAGCAGCAACTAGGGTCGGCCCTTCGGGGCCTTCCCTTTTCCCATTTCCTTAAGGAGTATCAAGATGAAAATGAAAGCCCCCGAAGATCTGTGCAGCATTTCCGTTGGCGGCGAAGAGCTGGTGGTCGACAAGGAAGGCATGGTCGAGGTCTCCAGCGCAGCTACCGTCGAGCAGTTGAAGGCTCACGGCTTCACCGAAGTCAAGGGCGAAGGCGCCCGTCCGAAGCTGGCCGGCAAGGCCAAGTCCAAGGAAGAGACCAAGGACGGTGACAAGTGAAAACCGTCAAGCTGGTCGGACCCAAAGACGTAGAACTCACCTTCGTCCAGGACGGCGTGCCGTACCGTGTGGCGAATGGCGAGGTCAAGCCGGAGCTGCCGGAAGGCAAGGTTCCGGACAACCTTTTCGGCCTCGGCTTTACGGTGGTGGAAGACGCTCCCGTGAAGCTCAAGCCGGCAATCAAGGAGTAAGGCATGGCTGCCAACGATCTCGCGACTCTCGCTCAAGTGAAGGAGTACCTGCCCCACAAGGGCAGCGAGGACGACACTTTGCTCAGCCGCCTGATCGAGGCAGCTAGCTCCTTCATCGAAAACGAGCTCTCCCGCACCATCAAACTGGCGACCTACACCGAGTCCTACAACGGCTCTGGCAGTAAGCGGCAGATGCTGCGGCAGTACCCAGTGGTCTCAGTCGCAGCCGTAAGCATTGACGGCGTGGTCATTCCTGCCTCGGCCTATGTCAATGATGTTGGCTACCGCCACGATAGCTACAGTGTATTCGTCACTGGCTACACCTTCTCGCGCGGTTGCCAGAACGTGGCAGTGACCTACAATGCCGGCTTTGCCGCGGTGCCTGCCGATCTCGTTCAGTGCTGCTGCGAGCTGGTTGCCGTTCGCTTCCGCGAGCGCTCACACTTGGACAAGTCCTCAGAAGGTCTCGCTGGGGCTTCGACATCCTACCTTCGCAAGGAGGTTACACCTTTTGCTGACGCCATCCTCAAGAATTACATGCGGAGGATCCCGCTGTGATCTACGGCACCGTCGTCGGCCATGAGGGGGTCATCGCTAAGGTCAAGGGGCTGAACCAAACCCTGCGTGGCGAGCTCAAGAAGTCGATCTGGCGAATCGTCCTACGCCTTCAGCGACATGTGAAAGAAGGCAAGCTATCTGGTCAGGTCCTCCATGTTCGCTCCGGCACATTGCGCCGCTCCATCCACGCTGACGTTCAGGACAACCCTGCCAGCGTGATCGGCCGCGTCGGTACTAATGTGCGCTATGCGCGAGTGCATGAGTTCGGCTTCGAGGGTCCGGTGGCGATCAAGGCCCACCTCAGGATGATGAAGCAGGCCTGGGGCAAGCCCGTCCGTGAGCCGCGCAAGATCCAAGTGCAAGCCCATAGCCGCCAAGTCAAGCTGCCCGTGCGGTCGTTCCTGCGCTCTGCCCTGTTCGACATGGCCCCGCAGATCAGGGACGAATTCACCAATGCGGTTGCCAATACTGTGAGGGCTGCACAATGAACACCCGCGAAACAATCTACCAAGCGCTGTTCTCCCTTGTGACGACCGGACTGACCTGGCGCACCAGCAGCCGTCGCTTGGAGCACTGGTCAAATCTGTCCGCTGAGCAGCAGCCCGCTCTGTTCCTTGTGCAGAAGGGTGAGACCGCAATCGTGCAGACGAAGATCCCGACCAAGTGGGAGCTGCGCTGTGAGCTGTGGCTGTACGCGAACACTTCCGCTGACCGTTCCGTCGTGCCGATGAGCCTGCTCAACCCGCTCATCGATGCGATCGTCAACAAACTCGTTCCTCCAGGTCACATCGGCGAGCAAACGCTGAACGGCCTTGTTGAGCGGTGCCGTATCGACGGCCAAATCGAAACCGATGAAGGCGTCCTGGGAGACCAGGCTGTCGTCATCATTCCCGTGACTATGTTTGTTCCGCAATAGGAGGTTTCATCATGCAATACTCGTTCGGTTCCGGCACCCTGTGGGGCATCCCTCTCACGGACGCCGTCGGTAACACTATTTCCAACCCCACGCCGATCAAATTCGGCACCCTGCAGGAGTGCTCGGTCGAGCTGTCCTTTGACGTGAAGGAACTCTTCGGCCAGAACCAGTACCCGGTGGCCGTTGGCCGTTCCAAGGGCAAGGTGACAGGCAAGGCCAAGTTCGCACAGATCTTTGGTGCGGCCTATAACAGCCTGTTCTTCGGCCAGACGCTGTCCTCGGGTACGCTGACCTCGGACTACATTGACACCACTGGCGCTGCCATTCCTGGTACACCTTACACGATCACGCCGACCGTTCCGTCGTCTGGCACCTGGACGCAGGACCTGGGCGTGATCAACTCCAACGGTACTCCGATGACTCGTGTGGCGTCAGCCCCTGCGACTGGCCAGTACAGCGTGGCCGCCGGTGTCTATACGTTCGCGGCCGCCGATACCACGCAGACCGTGTTCATCAACTTCCAATACACGGCCACCAGTGCGGCGGCCAAGAAGATCGACGTCATGAACCAGCCTATGGGCTATGTGCCGACGTTCAAGGCCGAGCTCTACGCGCCCTACAGCGGCAAGAGCTTGATCCTCACCCTGCCGCAATGCGTGGGCACGAAGCTCACCTTCCCGACCAAGCTGGACGACTTCATGGTGCCGGAGTTTGACTTCTCGGCCTTTGCGGATTCGACCGGCAAGGTGTTGACGCTGGCTGTTTCCGAGTAATTCCATACCCCTGCGCCCCTCGTATAGCCCCTACAACGGGTTTTCGGGCGCAGGGGGATGCCTACCCCTACCCTAGGAGCCTCAAACCATGCAAAGCCCCGAAAACCAAGCCCCGCGATTCCCCGGCGACAAGGTCACGATTGGTGACCGCGAGTTCGTCGTCCCGCCCCTCACATTCAAGCAGATCCGAAACCTGGAGCCGCAGATCAAGCTCATGGGCTCCGGAGACATCCGGCCTGGCGAAACCCAGGAGAAGTTCAACGCCCTGATCACCGTCGTCCATGCTGCCCTGTCCCGTAACTATCCGCAGCTGTCGCGCGACGATCTCGAAGACCTGATTGACCTCAGCAATGTGCTGCCTGTGGTCAACGCCGTCATGGGCGTCTCGGGCTTCCGCAAGCTGCTCGGCGAAGGGGGTGCCGGCGATGGTGTCCCTTTAGCTGGGATACCCTCTACGCAGATCTGATTGCGAGTACGGGATGGTCGTGGGAGTACATCGACGACAATATGACCATCCCTCGCTACCTGGTTCTCGTAGAGTATTGGAGGGAGTGGCCTCCTGTTCATAAACTTGTAGCTTCCTGGATGGGGTTCAAGGGCTCCAGGAAAGACAAAGAAGCATCCCTTGACGAGTTCGTAGCAGCAGCGCAATCGCTTTCGGGAGGTGGATGATGACTGACCAAGTAGATGTCAAGGTAGGAGCACAGACCGAAGGGGTTGAAGAAGGCATGCGGAATGCCGCCTCCGTAGTCCAGGGGGCGGTTTCTGCTATGTCCGGCAGCATGACCGGCCTTGCAACAGTTGCTGGTGCAGTTTCGGGGGTCATGCAAGCGCTGACCCAACAGGTACTGTCTGGCTTGGGCGCCGCACTGAAACGAACCATCGGAGACTATCAGCAGTCGGCAGACCAGGTTCGCGCCCTGTCCGAGCAGCTGGGGACGACCAAGGCCGAGACCTCTGCCCTCCGCGCTTCCCTCGACGACGTGGGCATGTCTGCCGAGCAGTTTGGCGGCATGGCGCAGCGCATGACCATGCGCCTTCGTGAGAATGAGGAGCGGTTCAATCAGATGGGGGTCGCCACTCGCGACTCGAACAACCAACTCCTTAGTGGCAAAGACCTCATCATGAACGTGGTGGGGGCGCTCAAGCAATACAAGGAGGGCACCGATCGTCAGTTGGCCGCGACCGAGCTACTGGGGCGTGGGACGCAGGATCTCGGCAAGTTCCTTGAACTGACCAACGAGCTGCTTGAGGGCGGGATGAATACCCTCGAGGACTTCGGTGCAGTAATGACCCAGCAGGACGTGGAAGCCGCTCGCAAGTTTGAGCTGACGACCAACGACCTAGGCGCTGCCCTCGAAGCTATGTTCGTCACCATCGGACGGATGTTGATCCCCATCCTGACCGACCTCGCGCAGATTGTGCGCGATGTGCTTCCTTACGCCTTTGTGGTGCTCAAAGGAGCTATTGGGGGCGTGCTTGCATTCATGTCCTACTTGCGGCTAGGCCTCATCACCATTTGGGAACTAGCTATAGGTCTCGGTAAAGGGATCGGCGACCACCTTGGTGGCGCTTTCACTGCGCTGTCCAAGTTCGTGCAAGGGGATTTCAGCGGTGCCGCTTCGGCGCTGAAGAAGGGGTATGTCGACGTTGGGAACTCTGTCGCCGGCGCTTTAGCGAAGATCGGTGTCGAAGCCGAGAAGACCAACAAGTATGTCCATGACCTGTTCTTGCCTGATGGCTCGCAGGACTCAGCCAAGACAGGCACCAAATCGTGGACGGAGAAAGACAAGCCTGGGAAGACAGCCAAGGACAACGGTCAGTTCGACGAGTGGAAGGCTGAGCTGCAAGCAATGAAAGATGCGGCCGACGTCTACCGCGGTTTGGAGTTGAAAGCGGAACAGGCGTTCTGGGAAGAGAAGGTCAAGCTAGCGGATGTAGGATCGAAGGACCGTCAGAAAGCCGAACATGAGTTGGCCTCAACCAACCGCAAGGTCGCTCAGGAAGAACTCAAGGACGCCATCGCTAACTTGGACCAACAGAAGGAAGCGGTATCGAAGAACAAGGCCGAGGTGGTGAAGATCGTCGAAGCGAAGGTCGCTTTGATGAAGACTATCTACGGGGAGGACTCCAAGCAGTTCCGCGCAGCAGAGAAGGAGAAGGTCAAGGCAGTTCAGGAGCTGGCCGACGAGCAGAAGCGTATCGCTGAACAGATCCTCAACCACCAAGGCTCGCTGAACGACCTCCGGATTCAAAGCGAGCGTCAGCGTATCGATTACGAAGCGCAGATGACGTTCCTGTCTCAGGAGGACAGGCTGCGGGCGCTAGCCGAGGTCGACGAGCGTGAGTACCAGATGAAGCGCGAGCTCCTTGACCGCAAAGCAATCCTGGCCGAGGAAGACTTGTTGGAGCATCAACGCATCTTGAACGAGAAGGAGAGGCTGGACTTCGAGTACAACCTCCGCGTCGAGAAGAACCAGCAGATGCAAGCGCTGGAGACCAAAAAGACGTGGGACAGTGTATTGGGGGCGATTACAGGCGCAGTGGAGACTAGCGTCAAAGGCATCATCCTTGGTACCACCACCATGCAAAAGGCTTTGGCCAACATCGGCACCGCCATTGTGGGGCAGTTCGTTTCGATGGGCGTTCAGATCGTGGCCGATTGGATGAAGCGGCAGATCCTCATGACCATCTTTCACAAGACCGAGACCGCGACTCGGACGGCGACCGACACTATGGCGGCGCTCGCTTCCCAGGCAGCGCAGAAGATGGCGGCCGCCGGTTCTATTGCGGCCTACGCGGCGGTAGCCGGCGCCGCCGGTGTTGCGTCAGCGGCTGCTATCCCGTTAATCGGTTGGCAGATTGCGCCAGCGGCAGGTGCAATGGACTACGCTGCGGCAATGGCCTACGCTCCGATGGTAATGGCGTCAGCGGAAGGTGGCTGGTGGGAAGTCCCTGGCGACCAGATGATGCAGATCCACAAGAAGGAAATGGTGCTGCCTGCCCAAGAAGCGCAAGCGGTGCGTGACATGGCCTCAGGTGGCGGCGCTGGCGGCGGCGGTGATACATACCAGATCAACGCCATCGACGCTCGCTCCTTCCGCGACTACCTGAAGCGCGAGTCCCACAATCTTGCGCCAGGCTTGCGTCGGATGGCTCGAAACTTTACGTCAGCGGGGTAAGAACAAATGAGCAATGCTGTCTATCCAGATTTGCCTGGTCTCCATATGAAGGTCACTCGTGCCCCGCTGTGGAAGACTGGAATCAAGGAATCCGTCAGCGGCAGGGAGGTACGCAACAGCTACATGGCCTACCCCTTGTGGGACTTCACGTTGAGCTATGAGTTCCTGCGCGCCGCCTCCTCGTTTGGTGAGCTGCAATCTATTGTTGGCTTCTTCAACTCGCGCCGCGGTGCGTGGGACGATTTCCTGTTCCTTGTTCCCGACGACAGTGTCGCTACCCTGTACCAGTTTGGCACGGGGAATGGCTCTCAGTCCAACTTCCAATTGCTGAAATCCTTTGGTGGTTTCATTGAGCCGGTCTACGATGTCAAAGGAACGCCGCAGCTCTACAAGAACGACGTCCTGTTGGTCGTGACCGCCGACTATACCATTTCTGCAACAGGCATGGTATCCTTTACCACACCGCCTACCGCAGGGCATACTCTGAAATGGAGCGGCGAGTACTACCAGCGAGTGAGGTTCAAGAAGGACTCGATCGACTTTGATCGTTTCTTGTACCAACTGTGGGAAGCGAAGAAGGTTGAACTACGGAGTGTGAAGGTATGAAAACTGCATCCCCTGCCTTGATCAGTTTGTTGGCCACAGCGACAAAGGTCGTCATGGCCGATCTCTACACGATCACCTTGATCGGCGGCACCCAACTGCGCTATACGAACTATGACCTAGCGCTAGTAGTGGGCGGACTGACGTTCTACCCAGGCGGCTCTATCCTCGAGCGCGAGACCATTCGTACAGTGCGCGGGGTGGAGGTGGATTCCTTGACCCTCACCATCTATGCGAGTGAAACTCATACCGTCCTCGGTGTGCCGATGATGCAGGCCGTAGCCTCCGGCATGTTCGACGGCGCTCGCATACTGCTTCAGCGGCTCTACATGGCTACGCCTGGAGACACCTCGATCGATCCTGTGATCTTGTTCAAAGGGCGCGTGTCTGAGACCAGTAACAGCCGCTCGAAAGCGGAATTGGTTGTCGCGTCTGATCTCGAGCTGCTCAACGTCCAGTTCCCGCGCATCCTCTACCAGGCGAGCTGCACCAATACTCTGTTCGACACTGCTTGCAGTTTGACGAAGTCAGCTTGGGGAGTAGGCACCAGTGTCAATAGTGGCAGCACCAAGACGCGCCTGCTCTGCTCGTTGACACCGGCCGCCGGCTACTTCTCGGGCGGGACGATCACTTTTTCCTCCGGCCCCAACTCCAGTGTGACGAGGACCATCAAGAACTATTCGCCAGGCATCATCGACCTCGCCTACCCCTTGCAATACCAACCCGCAGTAGGCGACACCTTTACCGCCTACCCAGGCTGCGACAAAACCGTGGCCACCTGCGCCTCGCGATTCAACAACAAGGCCAACTTCAAAGGATTCCCCTTTGTGCCGATGCCGGAGACTGGACTATGACTACCCGTGAGCATGTTCTTGAAGTGGCCAAACTGTGGCTCAAGACACCGTACCACCATCGCGCTATGGTGCGTGGGGCTGGTGTTGATTGTGCCATGTTCCTGTTGGCGGTCTACAATGAGGCGGGGGTGGTGCCGGTAATGGACGTGGAGGACTATCCTCCCGACTTCATGCTGCACCGGGACGACGAGCGCCTCCTGTCCTATGTGGAGAAGCATGCCTTCGAGATCGAAACACCGTTGCCGGGCGACGCAGTTCTCTACCGTGTGGGGCGCTCTTTTGCTCATGGAGGCATTGTCGTCGACTGGCCGTTGATCATCCACTCGCGAGTCGGTGTAGGGGTGGTCTACGAGGAAGGCGACATGGGCAAGCTGTCAGCGAGGCCGCGCCGGTTTTGGCGCCCTAATGCGTGGAGGACTGAACAATGAGCTTTGGTGGCGATAGCGGGGGCGCACAGAACACGACCGTCAGTCACGAGGAGCCGCGGGTACTCAACCTGCGAATCCAGACCTCGGCTTACGGTCTAGCGGTGCCTGTTGTTTGGGGCACCAACCGCATTCCTGGCAATATGATCTGGTATGACGACTTTAGAGCGATCGCGCATACCACGTCGACGACTACTAGCACTGGGGGTGGCGGGGGCGGTAAAGGAGGTGGCGGTGGGGGTGGCGGTGGAACGATCACTCAGACCAATACTACTTACACCTACACCGCAGCAACGATGCTTGCCTTGTGCTGGGGCCAAATCGCAGGCATAGGTCAGGTTTGGAAGGACAAGGACAAGGTCGGTATTGGCGATGTTGGCTCGCTCTTCGTAGGCTCGTCTGTGCAGAACGCCTGGAGCTATTTGACTACTGCCCATCCGACCGAGGCGCTGGCGTACCGCGACATTGCCTATGTCGCCAATGCCGTACTAGACCTAGGTAGCAATGGCTCGATCTCCCAATACGGGTTTGAGATCCAAGGGCGTCAGATCTACGGCAGCGGTGTCGTTGACGCTCTGCCGAAAGACATCGTGATCGACGCTTTGTCCAACGCCAGACTTGGCGTCGCTTTCCCTAGCGATTCGCTGGGGGACCTGACGAACTGGGCGAACTACTGCAAGGCCTCCAAGTTCTTCTTGAGCCCGGCGGTATCCGCCCAAACCTCTGCCCACGAGTTCTTCAAAGACATTCTTGACGCGACGAACTCTGAGGTGGTGTGGTCAGAAGGGTTGGTCAAGGTTATTCCCTACGGGGATGCAGCGGTGACCAGCAGCTATGGTAGCTGGACGCCCGACATGACCCCGCTCTACGATTTGGACGACGACGATTTCTGTCCGGCCAAAGGAGAAGACCCTGTTCGCATTATTCGCAAGTCGCCCGCTGATGCCTACAACCAGGTGCAGGTCGAGTACCTCTCGCGGGCCAACGAATACAATGTCACCCCTGTTGAGCGCAAGGATCAGGCCAATATTGAGCAGTTTGGTCTGCGAGCGCAAGCGGTACGGAAGCTGCACCTCATCTGCCGTGATGACACTGCCGGCAACATCGCCGACATCCTTCTCCGCCGCGCACTGTATATCCGCAACGAGTTTGAGTTCGAGCTGTCGTGGAAGTACGGACTACTGGAGCCGATGGACCTAGTGACCATCACCGACTTGCCGCAGGGGCTGGATCGCCAACTGGTTCGCATTATTGAGGTCGTCGAAAAAGAGGACGGTAGCATCTCGATCAGAGCTGAAGAGGTTCCTGGTGTGACGGCATCTGCTGCGGAGATCGATGGGGAGGTCTCTGGAGGGTTTTCAGTCGACTTTAATGTCTCCCCAGGCAATACCAACGCCCCGGTCTTCTTCGAGCCTCCCTTAGCGTTGACGGATACCCCGCAGGTTTGGTTAGCAATGAGTGGCGGGGCTAATTGGGGCGGCGCTGAAATCTGGCTGTCGATGGACGGTAGTTCCTACGGACGCGCAGGTACTGTCTTTGGTAGCAGTAAGCATGGGGTAATAACCGCAGCCTTGCCGGTCGGACTTGACCCCGACTTAGCCAACACGTTGAAGGTCGACCTGTCGATCTCCGGCGGGACCTTGGTGGGAGGTACTCAGCTTGACCGCGACCTCTACAATACCCTGGCCTATGTTGGTGGTGAGCTAGTCTCCTACCAGACGGCAACACTGACTGGTCCGAGCGCCTACGACCTCGCTAGCCTGCGCCGAGGTGCTTATGGCACCACGATTGTGAATCACGCTTCAGGCGCCACCTTCGTGCGCTGCGATGCGGGCGTGTTCAAGTTGCCCTATACCCCGGACTATGTGGGCAAGACGATCTACGTCAAGCTGCGGTCGTTCAACATCTACGGCGGGGGCATTCAAGACCTAGAGTCGCTGACGCCCTACACCTACACCGTCCTCGGCGCTCCGATTGGGTCGGTGAGCAACCTCGTTCTTGAGCAGCCTTTTAACGGTCCTGATTGCGCGATCAAGTGGGGGGCCTACCTCGGCGCTTCGAGCTATCGCGTTGAGGTGTATTCTGGACTCACCCTCCGCCGTAGTGTTTCAAATCTGACCGCTCCACGATACACCTATACGCTAGATGCAGCATTGGCGGATGGCGGTGCAGCACGGAGCCTCGAGTTTAGGGTCTACGCTGTTAATGCTACTGGCGAGTCCTCCGCCCCCGCGATCCTCGCTGCGGTCAACACCCAAATAGGACTCCCGGTAGGCATCGCTGTCGCTTCTGCGCTGACCTCTATCTCCGTCTTTGCCGAACCGCCGACCGCCCTCGACTACGCAGGGACGCTGGTGTGGATGTCGACGACAACAGGTTTCACTCCTGACAGTCTATCGTTGGTCTACGATGGCGCTGACAACTATTGCAACCTGCTTGACCTAGATCCGAACGAGACCTACTACATTCGGATGGCCCACTACGACATCTTCGGCAAGGACAATCTGAGCATCAGCAGTGAATACAATGCCAACACCAACTCCTTCTCCGGCGGCGTGGAGATTGTATCTACCTTGCCTACGGTAGGCAACTACGAAGGCCGCATCGTTTTCCTGACCACCGATGGTAAGCTCTACCGCTACTACCTCGGCGCCTGGACGAAGGCCGTGGCTACTGGCGATTTGACTGGGCAGATTGTTAATGGACAATTGGCTGCGAACTCAGTCACTACCGACAACCTAGTGGCCGGTAGTGTGACAGCGGCGAAGATTGCAGTCTCTACGTTGGCAGCGATCCAAGCCTACCTCGGCACTGTTTATGCGGGGACAATCATCAACGACGCTGCCGGCCACATTCGCGGCGGCCAGGTGGCCTTCAACGCCGGCGCCGGCTACTGGCTGGGCTACGACACCGTTGACGGCAAGTACAAGTTCTCGCTGGCCAACCCGTCGGACGACTCTTTGACCTTCGACGAGACCGGCCTGCGGATCACCGGCAACCTCACGATCAACAGCGTCGCCGACAGCCAGTTGATCGTGAACAACGATTTTGCAGTAGGCCTCACCAATTGGAACATTGTGGTCGCGGAGCAGGTTAACGGCTCATGGACGTCGGAGACGTACAATAGCAGCGTCCAGGCCAAATTCACAGGAACCGCTCCGGGAGCCACTGGAGCTATTGAATGTCGGAAGTTTGCTGTGGTGGCCGGAGAATCCTTCGCCTTCTCGATGCAGGTCACTGCGCCGGCTAACGACGCCAATATCTCGGTCTTCCTGCAGTATTCGACCGATCCGGCTTTCGTCGGCGACTACCTGTACGGCGGCGCTGGCGTCCTTTCCATGGAGCTGCTGACGCAGTTCGTGCCCGCGCTGACCGATCCGCAGACCTTCACCCTGAACGACGTGGTTCCCGTGGGCGCGGTGTGGGCCAATATAATGCTTTTGGTGCTTGAGGATATCGTATGATTTACTTCAACTCCGTACAGTTGAAGGGGCGGCGCGATTCAGGGCCGGCCGGCGGCAAGATCACCGCCGACCGCATCCTAGTGACCGACAAGCTGCGGGCGCCCGCCGGTATCGAGGACGCCTTTTCCGGCTATGCTAGGTTGGGCTGGGTATCAACCTGGACGCCCTATGAGGACGGACGGTTTCCCCGCGTCGACGCGATCCGCAAAGCCTGGCTACCGCGCACCGCCGTGGTCAGGCGTACTCCGGACCCGGCCTACTACAAGCTGCTGGAGCTCAGCGTGCGGCTCCGCAACGGCTTCGTCACTCCGATATGTGCCTACATGCACTGGCGCGACTTCTCGGCGGTCGCCCACCCCGTCGTGGTATTCATGGCCCTCGACCTCTCGGAGGCAAGCCCCTCCTGGACGCTGACCGAGAGCTCCTACACCGTGTTCGACACGTATTGGGACGACTACATCTACAGCGGCGACACGAGCCCAGATCCGATGCCGTCAGACGTTCCACGTCAGTGGCAATACAAGCTGTTCTTCCGGCCGCAGGTGTCCGGTGTTGCGGCCGGCGAATTGGTAGACTTTAAGTTTGGCATCTTCGCTAACCTCGCTGCCTATAACTTGACCGACTTCAACAACAAGGCCAGGAACCTGGCAATCATGGCGGGGTAACGATGATCGCATTCGACAATATTGACCTTACCGTGACGCCGCGCACGCTGTGCCGCGCCATCACGACGGATCGGCTCCTAACTCCTTATGATCGGATTGTTTCACCGAAGGCAGTGTCTGTCCGCTGCCCTGCGACAGACGTCACACCACCTGCTAAGAAAGCTCTAGTAGTCACCGCCGATCTAATAGGCCGCCGACCATGCCATATTGCCGCTTCGGTGATGCTCAGCACGTACTATGACGACCCCATTAGCGTCGCGCTCTACAACCACGTCACGGACGCCTACCTGGGGCTGCAACAATATCTAGGTTTCGGCTGGAATACCCGTTCCAAGATTGCTCACTTTCAATATGTACTACCAGAAGACGGTGAGCTGTCCATTCGGGCTGAATTCCAACTAGGCACCGCGGCGCCCACTTACAGTCCTACCTTAGACCTAGTGCTGGTGGTGTTTCCATGATCTATATCGACGATGTCCGTTTGTTGACCACAGGTAACGTCCAAGCCTTCGATTCGCTTGGCATTACGCAAGATGTCGCCGTTGGTGGTACCACGCTCGGCGGCACCTTGCCGCTGCCCTTGTCGTGCTTTCTTGTTGGTACGCCGCCCTTCAGCGGCATTCCTGGGCCTTGGAAAGGGTCTATAGATTCCGCTCTTATCTTCGCTGTTATTAACGCCGCTAGCCCTAGCTTGAAGATATTACTCGACTGGGTGTTCTCCGGGGGGTTTCCTGGTGACGCTAGGCAACTGCTGCGCTTGCGTGTCTATGGCTACACTGTTGCTGGCGGCACTATTGAGCTGCTCCTCCGAGAACTTAAGCTCGACTGGTTTATCGATTCGATGATGTCCCAGAGTGGGATGTTTCTCATGACAGGCCATGATCGATACATCGTCGCCATGGATGTTTGGACGAACGGCGATTCCGGTTGGGATGCCGTTCAATATCTCGACGGGGGCTTCACAGCACGTGTCGTAGGCTAACCTTTCGCGGCATAAGACCTACCCTTGTTCGTTAAACTGATATTTGATCATCACTATAGAAAGGAGCCTCATCTTGATCCCGCCTGAGCCTGTTAGCAACACGACCGCCGGAATTGTTCTAGCGGCCTCCACTATCTCCCTCACCGGCAGCATCTTCGGTGTTCAGTACGAAGCGCTGATGTGGGGGATGGTCGGCGGCCTCATTTCTTTGATGTACTTGGAGCCGAAGAACCCCGAGGCCGTGAAAACCCCATTACGGGTGTTTGGTGTCGTAGCTGCCTCGTCCATCTTCGGCGGCGTCTTTGGACCAGTTGCTTCCGGCCTGGCTGTATCGCAGTGGCCAGGACTTGCAGCGCTGGAACCCGCCTTACGGGTAGGAAGCCCTTTGTCCATCGGCCTTCTCGGCCACGGGGCGGCGCCGCTCATTATCTCCTTTGTAAATCGCCTGTTCGGTAAGGGGGAAACACAATGAACACCCTTCTCCTACTGCTGACCTTAGGCCTCAGTGCGTTGGTGCTGAGTAAATGTGTCTGTGTGCTGTACCACCTGAAATGGAAGGACAGCGCCATGCCGCATTGGCGCTTTGTTCTCATTGGGGGCGGCAATATCCTGATGGCAACCGCCGCCTTCCAAGCGAGCGCTCATGCGATTGAGAATCGCTTGCCGACATTGGCCATCATTTTCCTTATGGCAGTCGCCATTAACCTGTACGTGGAAAGGAGACGGTGATGCAAGAAGCACCTTGGATGAAAGAGGCACGGAGGTTGATCGGGACAGTCGAGGTCAAAGGCCCCGACCACAACCCGGCGGTTCTCCAAATGTGGAAGTCAATCAAGCGCGGAGGTATCAAGGACGACGAGACACCCTGGTGTGCTGCTTTCGTCGGCCACTGCTTGGAAGAGGCAGGTGTAGTCTCCAGCCGCTTCGAGTCTGCCAAGTCGTACCTATCCTGGGGTGTAGGCCTCGAGCACCCGGAGATAGGCTGCATTGCCGTCTTCGAGCGCCAAGGAGGAGGTCACGTTGGGTTCGTTGTAGGCCGGGACAAAGCAGGACACCTGCTCATCCTTGGCGGCAACCAAGCCGATGCGGTCAACGTCAAAGCGTTCGACTATGCCCGCGTGACTGGGTACCGTTGGCCGCTGGGGCATCGTCTGCCTCCGGTCGCTCCCTTGCCAATCCTGGTAGCGGAATCCCTTTCAACGAATGAAGCTTAGGAGACTCGACATGCTTTGCCCACGGCGTCAAGAAACCGGTATGCCTCCCCCTGATAGGGTTGAAGACCACTGGAGGGAAGATGGTACCTGTTCCTACTGTGGTAGCCTCCACCCCGACCTTGTCCTCGAAAAGATGGCCAACCGGGAAGAGGTCACACCTACGGACAAGTCCTATAAGATGTACCTCAGCAATCAGAAGGTCTACTTCCAGCACTTCCGACCTAACCATGTCAAAGAGTTCATCGAGCTCGTCAACGGGGGCTTTGCCAACATTGCCTTCCCTGGCCATTTCTATGTCCTCCCTTTCTTTGTTCGCCGCACCGGAGAAGGGACATGAACCCTACCGCAGTGAAACTGGCCATAGCTGGCGCTGTGCTAATTTGGGCGGTGGTTGCCACCTGGGCCTGGCAACACGAAGTGACCTCCTTCGTTACTTACAAGGCCGAGGTCGCTGCTGTAGCAAAAGCCGCAGAAAAGGAGGCCAAGGAAACCGAGGCCAGACATCAACAGACCATGAAGGAGTTCAGCAATGCGTGGGAAACCCAACTACCTGAGATCAGGAACAAAGCTGTTGCCGCTTATCTTGCTCGTTACCCTAGCCGCCTGTGCAAGCCCTGTGGCGGTCAAGTGTCCGAGCCTACCGCCAGCCCCCAAGGCACTCACGGAACCGGCGAAGAACGAGTGGTTGCTGCTGCCTGCGAGCCCGACAGCCAGTTCATCCAAGACTGTGCCGATGACGCCGGAAAAGTCCGACTCTGCCGGCAGTGGATTGAAAAAGTCGGGTTTCCCCTGGGGGATTGAGTTTCCCCGGTAGGGAAACGGGGTCAAATAGCCCCTACAGCGCGTTTTTATTGGGGCGGGTAGCCCTACCCCTACGGGTACTGGTAAAAACGCGCTGTAGGGGCTATTTTTTGCCTCGAATGACAACCACAGGACGGTACCTAGGGCGCAAGCGGTAGTTGAACCGCTTCGGCCCGGCCGGTAGGCAGTCGACCATGCCGCGATCAGCCAGCAGTTTCATCGCAACCAGTAGGTCAGCCTCTTCCACTGCTGGCATCAACTTCTGAATTTCTCGGAGGGTGCAAATGCGCCGTGGGTTTCTTTGGAGATGCCGCAGAGCGATATCTTCGTAGGGCTCGTCGGGAAGTAGCTTACCGTCGCGTTCTAGCTGGCGATGGTGCATAAGCAACAGCTCAACGAACCCAAGTCCGTACTTTTTCTGATCGCTAGGCATGCTCCGTCCTTCTAGGTCACAAGGTCTTCCACAACCCGTCCTGGGCAAACTGCATCCCAGAACAGGTGCGGCAAAGCGGAATAGGCGAGGGAAGCTCAGGCCTCTCCAGTTCTTCGACTGACCAAACAGTGCCCAGCACATGGTTTCCTTCGTAATCTTGGCAGCAACGAACGATCGCTCCATTCTGCAGAACTGCGAAGTAATCGTAGTCGAGGAAGTAGCAGGCCCCCTTGACCTGGCTGTCCCACGGCTTTTGGCCGGCCCAGTTGTTCAATGGCTTGACGTCCGGGAGAAGGCCAGGGGTAACTGCATGAAGCTTGATCACGCTGGTGCGGTTGTAGTTGAGAACCTTACGAATGAACTCGTCTGGTTTGAAGTAGTCGTAGGCAATGCGAATCATGTAGGGCCGCGCTTCCAGTACCTCGCGCAAGAACGCGTCGTCCTGCAGGCCGTAGCCGTTGGTTGAGAACTCTACCTTCTTCCCGGCCTGGCCCGCACGACGCAGCATCTCCGGCAAGTTAGGGTTGAGCAACGGCTCGCCAAAGTGGTGGAGGGCGAAGTAGTCGTTGGCCATTACCTTGAGGACTTGGTCGAAAGTCTCCAACGGCATATGGGCTTTCTTCCGCTCCATGTCAGGGTGAGGACAGAAGTCGCATCGCGCTGAGCATTTGCTGGTAGATTCGACTTGGTAGATGTTGATTCGTGCATCGTGCCACATTGTGTGACCTCCTGTTGGATGTGGATGTCGCCGGTCAGTGGGTCGCGGAAAAGAATCCACGGGGGCAGCAGTCGCGGCAGTTCGTAGATGTTGAGTTTGTTGTCAGGCGGAAGAAGCTTGAAGCCAGCGTCCAGCAGTTTCTGCCGAACCCAGGCCTCCAGCGTATAGCTATCGCTGTCAAACCAATCCTCCTCGCGGAGGACAAGGTTTTTGAGATTAGCGTTGCTGCTGGGCACCGGAAGCTCTCCCCCAGATCTGAGTCGGCCCGCCTGTCTTGGTATTGTGAAACTCAGTGAGCTTCGTCCAACCTCCCGCAGTCAGAACTCGTTGTTGCTTGTCGTTGGCACCGTCGACAGTGCAGATCGCATAGTCGAACCCGAGCAAGTCCAACTGGCGTTCCTGCAGCCGTTTCAGGCTATGCCCTAGCCCCTGCCCTCGATCGGTCGTCTTGATGTAAAAGCCATGGCACAAGGCAAGCTGCGGCTGACTAGGCATGTACTCGATGTGGTAGGCACCATGGGCGTCTGCATATCGCGTCATGGCTGTCTCCTTAGAGTGACGAGGTGACTGAGCACTTGCGGGTTTCTTCGATCCGCACCTCGACCAGCTTGCAGCCAGTACCAGCAAGCTCTTGCGGAGCGATAGTATTGAGCAGGAATTCGGCCATGTTTTCGGCAGTCGGGTTGAAAGGGACCCAGACGATGGACTGGCGCAGCATATCCCGATCCTCCCGCCGATTTTCCCAGTCCCCTGCCTGCGCCCATATGGCGTTCATCAGCGGATCTTCTTCCCAGGCCAAAAACTTGTGATCCCAGTTGTCCTCAAGCCACATGCACAACCGCGACTTGATTACGGAGAAGTCCAGCACTCGGCCAAGGTCGTCGAGGCCGTTGTCGGGAGCTACGACGAAATGGACGCGGTAATTGTGTCCATGAAGTCTGGAGCAAGCGCTCTCGTGGCCGACCACACGATGGCCGCAAGAGATGTCGTGGTATCGTTCGGCAGTCGTGACCATGTCAGTAGGCCTTTCCGCCAGCGGCGTTACGATGCTCGATCTTGTGGTCGACGCGATTGTCGTTGTAGTCCATTTTCTCGATGATCGCCCCACCAAGGTCAAGCCCAAGCGCCCCAGCCAAGTCGGCAATGCGGATCACCGCGTCGGCCAGTTCCACTTCGATCATCGGCCGGTGTGGCAGCTTGTCGTCCATCTTGCCCTTCCTGTGGCCTTCCATCGCTTCGGAGATCTCACTGACCTGGAGCATCAGCTTCGTTCCGATGACATACGGAGTGTAGGACTGACCGAGAAGCGACTCGCCAGTCTTCGAGTCGTGCCACCAGCCGCTGTTCTTCGACTTGACGTGGGCCAGGATGACGAGGTCGTTGATGCTTGCAGCCATGTCCTCGATATACGGTACAGGGACATCGTTGTTGGATTGCGTCTTCATTGTTGCTCCTATGGAAAAAGGTATTGCATGAACTTCAGTAGGATGAGGATGATGGTCGTGTCCAAGATCTTGACAGACAAGAACACGACCACCTTCTTAACTGTGAGCGGCCTGTCTAGCATTGGCGGCAATGAGGGCATCAGCTTTCGCCAGCTGCCTGGCACCCTCTGTCAGTTCGCGGTCAGTAGCCACGATAACTGGCGGCCACTGGTTGCGGTTCTTGGGGTTGAAGTGGATCGCAAGGGATGCGGCGATCTTGCGCGGATACAGAACGACTGTCTTGGCCATGGCCGAAACTCCTTTGGTTGACTTACTCTGGGAACTATACCAATGTGCTGCCTGCTGCGGTTTTGGTGACTTTCACTACGTCTGCGAAGCGCCCGAAGTCCAGCGCATGGTGCTCAACAATCCAGATCTGGCGCCCAGTCTGCGCTGCCCGTGTCTCTAAGGCAGTCAGTAGGCCGCTGATACCTTCCTCCGACAAGTGTTGGCAAGGTTCATCCCAGATCTCTATGTTCGACATGATGCCGGTCTGCGTAGCAATAAGGCTGGACATGCCCATCGCCATCGCAAGACGCAGGCGCTGGGCTTCGCCGCCACTCCACGCTTCCCAAGGTACCACTTCTTCGTTATGTGGGGAGCGGATGTTGGCAGTGAATCCCTTCTTGATTGTCCCTCCCTTGGTCTCGCCTTCTACGGCAAACTCAATCGCCCATTCCTCTAAGCCTAAGTCGTACAGGCAAGCGTTGGTCTCGACCTCCAGTTGGGCCAAACTCTCCTCGATGAGGAATAGCCGCACCTCCTTGAACCCCTTGACCCAATGCTTAAATCCTTCGGCCTCGCCCAGCGTTCGCTTGATATCGGCTTTCGCTTCGTTGACGTCCTGCAAGCGTACAGCATACTCCTTGGTCCGGCGCTGTAGCTTGTCGTCGTGTCGCCACGCCTCTTGGGCGATACTGACCAACTCCTGCTCTGCCCGTGCAATCTCGTTGCTTAGCTCGTCGATGCTGCGCCGTAAGACCGCAGCCTCGGAAGTTTCTTGTTCCTCGCGCAAGATGCCGACAGCGTCTTTGCAGTTGTCGAAAGCCTCTCGTGCTGCGGCCACTGCTTTCTGCGCGCCACGCTCCTTGCGGAAGAGGGCGTCGAGTTCGCCGGCAATACGGTCTGCCTCCGACGCCAAGTGAGCTGGCGCTTCTTTGCGTGGGATAGATTGACCGCAGCGAGAACAGACCGCTTCGTCGTTGCTCTCGAATTCACGTCGTTGCCGCTTCAAGTCGGCGGCCTCGCGTGTCAGCCTAGAAACCGCAGCCTCGACCTTACTGTATTCGGCCACCGCTTTCACATACATGTCTTGCGCCCTGTCCAACCTACCTTCAGCTTTGGCGAGCTCCTCGGTGTCGGCGTCGGCGGCCTTGACCAACTTCTTCTTGCCTGTCGCCAACGCCCGTTTCGCTTCGTTGAGTTCCCCGTGGCGCTTCAGGAGTTCGCGGTACCGCTCCCGTTCCCAGAGGTGCTGGTCGTCCTCGAGGTCGGCGATTTCGTTACCAAGTGATTGCAGTTGGCCGATTCCGCGGTCCAGTGCGCTGCGCAAACCCGCCGCACGAGACTCCTTGTCTCTGGCCAAGTGCGAGGCTGTTTCGCTTGCCCGCTCCCAGACGCTAAGGTTCAACGCATCAGAGAATAGAGCCAACTGGTCGCTAGGACTAAGATCCAAGAACATCTTCGCCGACTGGGCATGGTAGATCGAATGCAGGAAGAGGTCGGGGCCATAACCTATGACGTTCTCAAGTTCCTGTTGGTCAATGTCACGCCCCTCGTCTGCCCCTATTGACAAGAACAGCTTGTTGGGCGACCAGGTCCGCAGTAGGTTGTAGGTGTGGCCGTTGTTCTCGAAGAACAGGCTGCCCTTGCACTTGACATTGCTACCCCAGGTCGCCACTGCACCAGCCTTGAGGTTTCTACTGGTCTTGCCATAGAGCATCCAGAACAGGCCTTCGAAGATGGTGCTCTTGCCTGTCCCGTTACGCCCTAGCGCTGGTTCGGCCTGATTCTCTCCAGTGACATAGATCAACCCTTTGCGGCCAGCGAAGTCTATCGTGACTTCCTTCGCATAGGATTTGAAGCCCTGTAGCGTCAATTTTAGGATTCGCATGTACTCAGACTCCAGGTGGGCGCTTAAAACGCGCTGTAGGGGCTATTTGACCCCTTGTTGCAGGATTGTTTTCCCCAATGCGAGCAGCGGATCCGGCAGTCCTTTGGCTTTCCCGTACTTCTCCAGCAGTGCTGTGGGCGTCTTCTTGGTGTTCGTGGTCATGCGCGGACGCGCAATAGAAGTCTCCGGCTCACGCTCGAGGTCGATGGCGACCAGTTGAAACCCCATCTCTTTGCAGAAGGCTGTGACTTCCTTCTTGTACTGGTGCCAGTTGCTGTAGTCTGACCTGGCTAGCTTGATACGAACTTTCACTTGGTCGCCAATTCGGGCGCCTTTCGCGGCAGCGTCGAGGGCGTCAGGAGAACTGATGGTCAATGTATGCCGTCGGACGTTCTCTGTCTTGATGCTTTGAGCTTTGCCCTTCTCGTCGATGTAGACCACGCGAGGCTCAAACTTGTCCCCGAAGCGCACATGGTAGGGGGCCCCTACATATTCGACCTGGCCTACAGTCTGCGGCACGTGAATGTCGCCAGCGTAGATCTTGGCCGCCGTATTCATGAACCAACCGCGCGATACACCTTCCAGCTGTTGACCGCTTTCGCTGATGCAGCCGGTGACCGTAGCGTGGATCAGGATGTACTTGGCGCGGCTGATGTCACGTTCCTTCCAGTCCTCTTCCGGGGTCTTGGTGTGAGGTAAAAGGAGAATCCCCTCCTCCCGCAACACCGTAGGCTTCACGATGAACCGGAGTTTGGGGATCGCATTCAGGAAGGCAAAGTAGGGCAGATTTTCATCTACCCCATCGTGGTTGCCCTTAAGAACGATCAGTTCGTCGCAGTAAGACGCGAGGTCTGTCAGTTCCTTTACCACTCTGTTGACCAGGCTGCTGGGGTGGTAGTCCTTCGCGTCCGTCAGATCCCCGACGATCCACACCCTTGACACGGACTCGCGGTCGATCAGTTTTTTTAGCCACGGAAAAAGGTTCCAGCGGTACTCGTCGCGCACCAGGCTCGTCAAGTGCAGATCGGAAACCAGGACGGAAGATTTCATGATTCGCTCCAGTAAGGAATTGCTCCAAGGAGAAGATGTGGAGTTGGAGGGCGGGAATGTAGGCCTGCCGCAAGGTACTACCCAACTGAAACAGTTCGCAGCCAGCCTCGTTGGTGCCTACAAGACAGGGCAGAAGATTCTGCTTCGCAATGATCAACGGGACCTTATTGTGCTGGACAGCCTTGTCTTGGGCGATCTTCCAAAACTTGCTGAACTGGCCGCCGTTGGTCGTGATGACGCTCTGGAGCTCCAGCTTCTTGTAGTGCTTGCACTCAGTGAAGACCTTTTCGATGAACCCGTAGCCATCCTCATGCACTGCACAGATGTCGCCGGCCACGTGATCGATGGCTTCGCCCTTCTTCGCCGCTACGGTTGCGCGACCACCAGACATAGCTGACCTCCACAGGATATCATTCCGTTGTCCGCCAGTAAGCCACGAGGAAAGCTTCTTGCAGATCTCCCTCTCAAAAGCTGACCCTTTTTGCTTGCCGCCTCCCGCCTTCATGCCCGCAAGTCCTTGAGCAGTTCCAAGAGGCAGGAGTGGGCGCTCAGCGGCGCGCCGCCCTCTAGGTAGGTGATTGCATCCTCGATTCGACGGAGTAGTTGGTCGTGATCGACTTCCTGTACCGCAGCCTCAGCCAGCACCTCCGCGAGCTTCTCGCTGTAGTGGGCCGACTTCAACGCTTCCTGTTGAGCGACATCTTTGCTCCCAAGTCGCATGTTGTACTTGAGAGCGTTGCCGCGATAGTAGCCGATCCGCTGTTGGAGCGGCCAAGTATCGACGACCGTCCAAGGCTCAATCCCCAAGTTCTTGTAGTGGTCGCCGCCGACCTGGCGTGAGCTAGCCTTCGTCATGGCAAGAACTCCAGAACAGGATGACGGACCATCTTGCGGGCCTGTTCCCAAGCGACTTCATAGCTGTGTGCCTCGATAGGAGCACCCAAGGGAACCAGATTGGCGGTGTGCTCTTTGACCTCGTACAGGCCACCTTTCATTACGTCGGGAATCTTGAACGTCTTGCCGGTCGGCACCGGCCCCCCTTGTTGATACACTTGCACCTTCAGAGCCATGATAGGCCTCCTAAACAGGTTGATCAATACTTGCGTCTGGTCGGCACAAATTCGCGTTCCAGCTTGTACCACTCTCCTTCTACGATCCCAGCAATGCGGCGAGTAGCTTTCCGGTATTCGTCATCACTCATCTGCTCCATCTTCTTGCGGAAGAAGGGCAGTTTGGACTTGGACTGGTCGATGAGCTCCAACAGGCCGACAGTGTCAAGCCAGTCAATTGATGCGTTGAGGTCATCGATGCCATAGCCAAAGCGGATGGGGAACTGAACTTCGCGTAGTGGCAGTCCGACCTTGTTCTTGTCGATCTTGGCCTTGATGTTCAAGCCTATCGGCCGCTCCACCTTGTTGATGGTGCGCTTGATCGTGCCCATTTGGGCGAGGTAGACGACCTGGCTAGCGTAGAAGTCCAGGGCACGGCCGCCGGATCGTGTCGTCTTGCGACCAAAGGTCACCCCGATGGCATCGCGCACCTGCGAGATGATGAGCACAGCCACGCGGGACTTCTCAATCTTCTGCGTCAGCCGGCGGAACATCTGCGACAGCTGCTTGGCCTTGTTCGCCCCATACGACCCTTCGTCGATCTTGCGTTCCAGTTCCGAACGGTCAGACAGAGCGTCAAGGCTGTCCAGGATGTACAGACCAGGCTGATCCTTGTCCTTGCCGCTGAGCAGGCTGTCCAAGTGCTCAAAGACATCCTCGACGGTATAGCAGCCCTCCACGAAGTCGACCTTAGCGGTCGGTAGGCCGAGTTCCTCGGCATACTGGGTATCGAAAGCCGCTTCGACTTCGTTATACCAGATCTTGCCATCCGGGTAGGCAGCGACGAAGTTGGCGCAGGCCTCAATTGCCAAGAGCGTCTTGCCCGTCGACTTGTCGCCGACCAGGTTGGCAATGCGCCCGAGGACGTAGCCGCCACCTAGAGCGCAGTCAAACAGCTTGCAGCCAGTGGGGATGAAGTCCAGGTGGGTTTTGGGGGAGGCAAAGTAGGCGCCCCCGCCCACTTCTGCCTTCGCTTTCCCGATACGGGGGCGCGCCATTGTTATCTACCTCCCCGCAGCTTGGCCATGCGATCCTTGAGGCCCGACGCCTTCTTCTTCGGCTGTTCGATCTCGAGGAGTTCGCAGACCTGATCCGCCACGTCGTCATCGAAGTCGATATCGTCGGGGTCGAGCTCAGCTTCTTCGATCAGCTCGGCCAGTTCGTCCTCGTCCATCTCGTGGACGGTGTCCCAGTCGTAGTCATCGACATCGAAGCTCTTCTTCTTGCTCCGCTTGCCCTTCCCCTGCTCGAGGCGCTTGAGGTCTTCGTCCTGCTCATCGACCTCGTCCTTCTTGCCACGACGCGGCCGTTCCTCAACCTTGCCTTTGGCCGCCGGCTTGGCTTTGTCCTTGCCGTCCTTGTTGTCACGCAAGCGGACACCACCGGAGACAGCCTTCTCGAGAGCTTCCGGCTCGAAGTAGTTCAGGATCTCCGGGATGGGGTGCGACTGAATGAACTCCAGCCATTCCTCAGCCATATCCTCGTCGTCGGACAGCGGCGACGGACGCCGGTCGATCTGGATGCCGATATACTTCTTGGTCTGCCCCTGACCTTCGATCGTGAAGGATACGTCATAGCCCTCCTCCGGATCGTCCAGGTTGTAGACCTCGCCGGTCTTCTTGTCGACGGCCTGAGCGCACATATCGCGGTCGAACGTCCAAGGCATGGTCCAGAGCTTCGGGCCTTCCTTTTCGTTGTTGCGGTCGATGACGTAGACGCCCACACGCTTGGTCGGCTTGAGGGCAGCAGCCAGTTCTTCCTCGCCTTCCTTTTCCGCCCGTCCCCGCTCCTCGCACAAGGGGCAGTCCTCACCCTTCATCTTGTGCAGGCACAGGTAGGCCGACCCATCGACGCCAATGCCGTAATGGACGAAGACGTCCAGACCAAAGTGGTCAGCGTCGTCCCAGGTAGGTGGCAGGATGCGGATCGAGTGGTCGCCAGTCTTCGGAACGAACAGCTTCACATCGTCCTGAACGAAAGCGTCACGGGAGCCGCCGGATTGGGATGCGCGATTCTTGACCTGCTCCGCAGTGCGAGCGCGGTACTTGAAGCCGCCCTTCTTGCTACTGCCCATCTTCGGGCGATTGAGTGCCATGGTAATACCTCCTGATGAAGTCCTGCTTGGTGGTGAAATACGCCAGAAAGACCATTCTGGCAATGCCATAGACTGCAAGCAACCCGCCAAAGATTGCTAGCAGTGCTATAAGTGGTTCAGTCACTACCCACACGGGGGCGTCTCCTTTCGCTCATGGCCGCTCGGGCGGAGTCGGCTCGCGCCTGCCGCACCGAGGACTGGCCGCCGGAGACACCGCTCAAGGTGAAGTAGCCCGAGATATACAGCTGGGCAAGTTCGCGCAGCATCCTGCCACGAGACTCGTAGGCGTCTCGCATAGCGCCGATCATGGCCATTTGCTTTTGGCGTTCCTGCAAGTTGGCCACAGCGTCAAGGTACTCCTTGTCGATTGCCACCGCTTCCTTGATTGCCCCCTCGGTCGCCTTGTCCAGCGTCCTGCGGTACTCGTCAGCGCAGATGGCATACTGCTCGTCCAGTGCAGTCTTGGCCTCATCACGCATCGACTGGGCTAGGGCAAAGGCTTCGCAGACCTCGAAGAATAGCGCCGACTGCTCTTCGATCTGGTCGTCCAGGCTATGCTTGTCGATGGCCAGGCTGGACTTGAACCTTGCCATCTTTGACTTGAACTCTTTGGTATCCACAGTGCTCACTCCTGAAACAAACTGACGCCAATCGACAATAGCAACGGAGCCATCTTCTCGGCCTGGTAGTAGGGCTTGCCGAACGCCTCCAGCATCGACAGCAGGCGGACGATCTCTTTCTCGTTCTTGGCCTTTTGCAGGACCGAAGAAAGATAGTTGACGACCACTAGACGGATGCTTTCGGGATTTTGATCCTTTACCGGTTCCAGCTTCTTCATGACCTCCGGCCACGTCGTTCCCTTTCCTGCAACAAGGAAGCGAACCAGGTCGATGATCTCGCCGTTCTCCTCCACGGTGTTCAGGAGTTGGTAGGCTTCTTGACGTGACGCGGCCGCTTCCGCTGTTGATAAATATACCAGCGCCTGCCGGACACTGCCGTCCGCTTTACTGGCGACGACATCCAGCACACCGTCGGCCAGTTCCATGTCCTCTTCTTCGACCACGCTCTCCAGCAGCTCATAGATCTCGTCCTTATGAACAGGTTTGAGGTCGTAGGAATGGCAGCGTGTCTTGATGGTCTGTGGGACCTTGTCGATCTCCGTCGTGCAGAAGACCCAGAAGACATGCTCCGGCGGCTCCTCAATGGACAGCAACAAGGACTGCCACGTGGCCTTGGTCAGCGCATGGCACTCGTCGATGATATAGACCTTGATCGACGACTCGCCGATGGCCTTGTAGCGGGCGGCGGACGTGATCTCGCGCATGTTGTCGATACCGCTGTGGGTAGCAGCATCGATCTCCACAATGTTCTGCGGATGGCATTTCAGCTCACCAGCGATAATGCGTGCCAACGTAGTCTTGCCGCAGCCACTAGGCCCGGTGAAGAGGTAGGCATGTGGCGTAGCTTTGCCTCCTAGCTTGTCCTTCAATGACCGCACGACAGCGGCCTGGCCGATCACTTCGGAGAAGTTCTTGGGCCGGTACTTGATGTGGAGTGGCTTCGCAGGCGCTTTGACTTTCTTGATGCTGGGTTTCATTTGCTTCTCCTTTTGTGACCGAAGTCGGTTGAACTGAATACCATGAGGTCCTCCTGCTCGCCCCAGTTTCTTCCGGCGCTGACTTCGACCGTGATCGGACAGGTCACAAAGTCGAAGGGCACCATGCACATCTCCTTGGCAATGTAGCCCACGTCATCCTCCAGTGTTTCGTCCGGCAGGTAGAACGTGAGGTCATCGTGGATGTTGATGCGGAATTGTAGCTGCGGCTTGTCTATCTCATAGGAGCGGTGCGACAGACGAACCATACCATCGGTCACGATGTCGGCCGCAGTGCCCTGGATTGGCGAGTTGATAATTTCGTTGTGGTTGAGCGGCCCACGCCTCCTGAATCCTGTGAGTGTCTCCACGTAGCCGGTCTTCCTGTAGTTCTTGATCAAGCGATCTTGCCACCGATGCACCCCTTCGAATTCGACCCAGAACTGGTCGAACAAAGGAGTGACGACATTCTGCGGAATCTCCAGGCCCCGCGACACTGCCGACAATGTGCTGCCAAAGAACAGTGGGAACGTCCAGAGGTTCTTGACGTCAGAGCGAAACTTCTTCATCTCGTCCTTGTCGGCCAGGAACTTCTTGCCACCAACCCGCTTAGGGTAGGCGCTAGCCAGCCTCTCTGCCCAATCCATGTGGATGTCAAGGTTGTTCCAGAGCGCATCCAAGAACGTCTTGTCGTTGGATGCCATCGCAATGACACGCGCCTCGATCTGCCCGTAGTCGATCGAGACCATCCAGTACCCATCGGGCGCCTTGATCACTTTGCGTAGCTGCTTGCCCTTGCGCTTAGGAAAATTCTGCAGGTTCGGATCGTCCGAGGATAGTCGGTTGGTGTTTGTGAGCAGGTGGTTGAAGTTGGTGTGGATCAGCCCGTCGCCGTGCAGTTGGTGCCCTGACTCTTGTCCTTGCACCTTGCCGTTGGGAATGTAGGGCAGCACATAGGTGGAGTACATCTTCGACGCTGCCCGCATTTCGAGGATGAGCTTGGCTACAGGGTGGTCGATCTGGTTCAGTACAGACTCGTCAGTGCTGTATTTGTTCTCGCCTACCTTGGTCTCCTTGCAGCCGAGAAACTCTTTGAAGAAGGCAAGCAGGTCTGGGTTCGACGAAACAGAGAAGGAGTGCTCACGAGAGAATTCCTTGACGTCGCTGTTGGTCAGTATCTTCTTAATCGTGTCGGTGATGCGCGCTGAGTAATCCTTCTCGAATACGGCGGCCTGGGCGGAATCGGGAACCACCCCGCGCCGTTGAGCAATGACAATCGGGCCTGCCCGGCCGTTGCGCCGTTCGTAGACCGCTTCCAGCCCTTCGGCCTCGATCGCCGCTTTCTGCCTGAGGAAAGCAATATAGCAATACTTGGCATCCAGCGCGTTATATCGCAGCACTGTCTTGAGCGGTGTGGAGTCCAGCTTCTTGGTGTCGACCTTCGAGAGCTTCTTGATGTTGAAGCCAAGGTACAGTGTGGTTACGTCGTCCAGTCCCTTTGCCCCCTCGCGCTCATCAAGGACGTAGGCCTGCGCCATGCTGTCGTCCCAGGTGCCTTCGTAGACGACCTCGTCCCCGTACTTCTCTGACAACCACTCCTGCTCGAATTTGGCGTTATGGGCGATATTGCTACCGACATCCAGAAGGAACGACGTGAGTGCCTTGTCGATCTCCGCCAGTTGTTTCGGCGACCATTTCGCTTGGCTATGTCGCAAAGGGAAAGCGTAGGTCTTCTTGCCGTTGCTGATCGAAACAGTAAGGATCCGCGAGTCTTTGAAAAAGGGGCGCAGGCCGTTGGTCTCGAGGTCGATCCCACATCGCTTCCACTTGCTGGCCTCTTTCAGCGCTGCCAACACCCGCTCCAGATCGAAGTCGTCCAGTAGATCCACCCCTTGGTCGAAGTCGAAGTCCAACTCTGGCCAGTCTAGTGTCTCCAGCTTTGCCAGCGCCCGCGTGATGTCCAGCTTGAAGAACCGCAGGTCTTCGTCCCCGCCTTTCTTCTCCTGGTTGTGCAGTAAGTCGGCGGGGTCAGAGACACATAGAAACCAGCAGTCATGTCTGCCGATGCGAACTGGCATCATCCGTCCGCGGTAGGCACGAGTGTTGGTCATGCCTGTTGCCCACGACAAGGCTGCATGACCTAGGCCAATAATCAGTTTGGGCTGCGACGCCTCAATATCAGCCACGATGTATTGACGGCAGCAGTCTTTCTCGAACGCCGTCGGGTTGTGGCCAGTGTGGCACTTGAGCACCCCTCCCCAGCGAAGACTGTCTTCGAGGTCTTCGGGAAATTGCCGGCGCAGCCAGCGCCCTGAGTTCGAGGCGAAATACTCGCCGGCCTCGTCTTCAGCTTCCCCAGGACTGGTGCCTAAAACGTAGACCAACGGAGAGTCGCTTCCGCTCGGCTCTAATTTAGGGCTTTGCAGCGGTTTTCGGTGGTTGGGACAGGCTCTGCACCCAGCTTTAGCTAAATCCGCGCTGTAGGGGCGATTTGACCCCCTACGGGGGCCGCTTTTTGAGGCGATCGACGGCCCCTTTGCACCTACCCGCGCAGCTTTGGGCTTGTCCTTGTAAAAGAACCCCATGATCCGCCCCTTAACTGGCTAGGTGGCAGACCAAGTGCGTCAGCCCTTCCCCTTCTAGGACAACCGCCCCTTCGCCGAAGCCTATCTCGGTCGCATGTTCGACCATGCGGAGAAGTAGGACAGGATCGACCTCGAACGTCAACTCTGTGTCCAGGTTGTCCTCGAGGGTAATGTTGCCGCCGTGGTCGCCATAGGGGCCTTTGGCCTCGTAGTTCAGCTTCCTGCCGCTCAGGCGGAACTTGATCGACTTCTGGAGCTCGTTGCCCTGGAAGGTCACTGTCCGCTTGAGCACTGTGACCAACTCCTCCGGAATGGCTGTCAGCTCAACGTCGGTCGTGTAGTTCTTAAACAGGTCATCGTAGTCGAGCGGATCGGCTTGGACCAGTTTGGCCACTAGGGAGACATCGTTGAGAGCAACGAAGTGGGCTGTGACGTGGTCGTCCGCAAAGAGCAGCTCCTTGGACTTGACGGAAGTCTGAACGCTGCCGTACAGCTTCACGAGTTGTTCGCAGGCTTGCTTATGGACAATGATAGTCTGTATCCGCTCGTCGATCTTTTGGGGCAGCAAGTAACGAGTGATGGTGCGGTTGTCGGTGGAGTACAGCGCAATCTTCTTGCCAGCGCTTTGGATTGTCACGCCAGTCATGGCAGGCTGCAAAGCATCGAGGCCGGCAGCCATGGCACAAAGCTCCAACCCCTTGATCAGTTTATCGGTGATGGCGACAGATTGCAGGTCGCCGTCGTCTGGCATCTCGAACAGGAAGTCGGCCGCAGGGAGGATTGGGACGCGCATCTTGTTCTTGCTGTCGGTGATCGTCAGTTCGTTGTCGCCCTGTTCCAGTTCGATCTCGTCGCCGGCCGTGTTCAACAGGTCGAGAAGGACTGAGCCGCGTACCGCGCAGTCCAGGCCTGTCTCCTTGGCAACGACAATCGCGGTCTTGTCGTTATAGGCGTAGATCAGATCATTTGCGAAGCAGAAGTGGGCGAGAATGGGAATGAAGTCCATCCCGTGCAATGACGGGGCGGCCAACTTGAGGGCGGCGAGAAGCGGTTTGGTTTGCATTACGTGACTCCTTGTACTTGAGAACGTTCATGGTGGGTTTGGGAAGGAAGTAGGTGCCGAGGTAGTAGAAGTCTTCGACCCCTTTGGCTGCGATGCTGTCCAACAATGTAGGCAGCATGTCGTCACTGCCGGAAGGCTTGCCGCTGACGTAGTACCTGAAGTCGTCGTCCTTGGACTGGCGGATAGCTTTCATCATGCCGTCCATGTAGATCAGATTGACAATGTCGCGAGCATCGTAGGTCGTCATGACTTCCTGTAAGGTGACCCCGCAATGGTCGAGCCACCGCAAAACCTGTGACTGCACCACAGACGGCAGATGCAGGTAGTGTCGCGGGGCTTTCCCGCGCCGCTCCGAGACTGGGGTCATGAACGGAATGCTCAGGAAGTCAAACCGACCGTTCCTGGTGCGCGGGACTTGGATGCCTCCGTAACGGGAGAAGGAGAACGGCGTCGTGGAATCGACTGAGTGCCACGGGTAGCGCATCAACAGCCCGTAGGCCGTCATCGCAAAGCCATGCACCTTGTGAGTGCAGCGCCCTTTGTCGTCGGTCAAGTATCCAAAGACCTCGTCACCAAACTTGAGGTAGGAGTTCCGCGTAACCATCTGGCCAAGTCCGCCAAGGCCGATGTACTCGTACCTGTCGCAAAACTTCTTCAGCCATTTAAGGTCTTCGCCGTAGTGGAGGATGGGAAGCGGCTTCAGGCCTACAGCCTCCAGTCGCTTGAAGATCTCCCACGTTTTTTCCGGGTTGAAAATGACGTCGATGGTCACGTAGAACTCGAAGTGCTGTTGGTGTTGCTTGACGAAGGCAACGAACTTGTCCAGGTACTGGTCAAACTTCGCGGAGTCGTAGAAGGAGAAGTCCATCCGTTCCCAATCCATCCCTGGGGCGGCGTACTTACTGAACAGCGAGTGGGCCCCGCTGTCAAGGGCGACATGGATTTTCACGACGGCACCACGCGCAACAACCGCAGCATCCGCTCGATAGCCTGCTCGCCGTCTCGAACGAAACGTTCTTGTTGAGACTGAAAAGCGTTGCCAAAGAGGATGTCGTCGTAGGCCGCCATCGCATTGCGTGTCTTGCTGACCAATTCTGCGAACGTCACGTAGGTATAGCGGTGGTCGTACAGCTCATGGTAGGACAAGCGATCAGGGACCACTGGGATGCAGTCTGATAGCACTGCCTCCTGTTGCGCGATGCCCCAGGTCTCCTGCTTGGCGCAAGAGATAGCCACTTTCGCTCGCGCAAGCGTCAGCCAGTAGTCGGCCTTATCCACGCAATACTTTTTGGTGGCGACGAACTGCCAGTCCGGAAACTCAGGCTCTAGGACCTCGGTCAGTTGGTCGAACATCTCCGGGTCTTTCTCAGGAGCGAGACGGTGCGGGAAGACCACGATGTTGTTCTTTTCGACTGCCTCCATGTACGGGTTCTTCCACATCAGCGGGAAGGGCGTCACATGCACTCGCGCCCGACTGCCTTTCCGGTAGCGGTCACGCAACAGCGACGCATGGAAGTTGGTCGCCAGGAAGATGTTGTCGACCTCGTTGAACCAAGCCGTCTCGATGTCCTTAGCCCATCGCCCCATCCCGCTCTGCGTCAGGAAGTCGTGTGGGTCGTAAGTGCCGGCGTGAAGCATCCCGGAAATCTTGATGTCGAGGTCAAGCCCATCGCGGATGTAGAACAGCATCTCGATGCCGGGGAACCACAGGTCGTGGAAGAAGATGGTGTCGCCTGACGTGATTCTCCCCTCCGCGATCAAACGGCATAGGGTTTGCAGTTGAGCGGCCTTGTAGATGTTCGTCCGCACCACGTCGAGGAACTGGCCGTTCTCGATGCGCGACAGTTGACCGCCATTCGGATCGATGGTGAGATAATCAACCCCCAGGCGCTCGAACTCGGACGGGAACCACTTGTTCCACTGCGCCGAGTATCGTTCTTCAAGGGATTCGATGGGGACGTTGATAAGCATTGCGGGTTTCTCCTTTCAATCGATGACGTGATCTTTCATGTAAGCGGACCAAGGAGTGTAGGCATAGGGCTGCAACCACTGCTCAATCCAATGGCACCAGACTCCGCCGTTCGTGCCGCCAAAGGTGTCGTCGATCTTGAGGACGACGTTCAGCGCTGGCGCTTTGCGTATCTTAGGCAGCATGACGGAGATGAGGACAATGAACCTGACATTCTGCACGATCGGGTGGTCAGCGATTCGAGGCCATTCCGTATGGGGGATATCGAGGCTGACAAACGGAACACCCATCTCCAGAAGCTCTTGGGCCGTTTGCATGTACTCGTCCAACTGCGGATCGCCGGTTTTAACGCTTCGATTGGCTCCGAGGAAGACATGCTTATACCCGAGCCCCGAAAACCGCTTGTAGACGGTTTTTGACCCCATACAGCCGACGACAAAGAGGGTGTCCAAGCCATCAGCTACGGTACGTTCTACTTCTTTGCCGGTAAAGAACCGGACGCCCTCTTTGCGCGCCGAGGACGGCCGGTTGGGAACTACCGGCCTAGCGGCCACCTTTGGACGCGCTACAGTGACCTTAGGCCTCATGATAGTCTCCTTACTCGACCGACTGATCGCATTCGTCGAAGAACACCACAGCGCCGTTCTCTCCGTCCTCTGACACCTCAACCTCGAGGACATGCGAGTAGCCAAAAGTGAAGCACAGCTGGCCGCGGATCACGTGACACCACTGCTCGCAGGACAAGGTCGAAGTCGTTCCCACAAACTGCGACAAGACCGCTTGCAAGTCCCCCTTCAGCTTGAAGAACTCCACATCACGGTTATCGTGCTCGACCATCACTGATACCTTGACGTGGAAGACATGCCGATGGGGACAACGGAGGAAGGCGACATTGTCCGGCGCTTCCGGCCAGTAGTGAAGGGCGTCAAACTGCGCCGTGACCCATACTGCGGTCGCAGCCGCATCGCCGTCGCTTGCTGCCCGGCAGACCTTGAGCAATGTGTCGAGGTCAATTTCGATTGCTTGTTGGTTCATGATCAGAGCCCCTTGCGTGAATCAGAAGAATGAGCGACCAACGCCATGAACTCAGCGCGAGTTGCTGGATCGCTCTCGAAAACCCCCTTGACGGAGGACGTCATGGTAACGACCCCAGGCCGCCGAATGCCGCGGGACTCCATGCACATATGGCGACATTCGAGAACCACACCGACGCCAGCGGGCTCCAGCTTCTCCCAAATGGTGGTCGCGATCTGCGTGGTCAGTCGTTCCTGAACTTGCAGTCGCCGGGAGAAGACATCCACCAGACGGCTGAACTTGGACAGGCCTACGATCCGCTTGTTAGGAATGTAACCAATGTGGGCGAGACCCCAGAAAGGGGCCATGTGGTGTTCGCAGTTATGACTGGCAATACCGTTTGTGAAGTAGGTATGGGTTCCAGGCACTGTGAGGCACCAAACATCTTCCCGCCTTTCCACAGTGTCAACGCCAAAGACAACATGGTTTTTGACCAGCTGTCTTCTTTTACCCTCGGAAACAGCGGCGCCGCGTTCTGCTC